CAAATGATGAGTGGAACTGACACTCCATTTCCACAAGAAGTTATTAGTTCAATCAGTATTCCAAATCCTACTCATTGGGATGTTCCTTACTTTGAGAAAGATTATCACATATTCAGTATTGAACATAATAATATACCAAAAGGTGTTTTTTATATTAACCTGCAAACAAAAGATTATTGGTGGTTTGGTTTTGATAATTCTATATCAAAAGACCCACAAGAACTATTAGATGATGTTGCACAAGAAATATTTTATCTAAACGATATACATAAATTAGTTCAAACATAACCCACAATCAAAATTTGCCGATTTTGAGCCTCCACAGAAATGTGGGGGTTTTTTTGTTTATATACCAAATTAATATTTATTTGAATTATCAGCCACAAGATTTAATATTAAATTAAACTCATATTCTGTTATAATATTACTTTTCATCATATCATAAAAGAAATCAAAGAATGCATCATCATTATCATCGTTCCATTTTTTTAATGTTTCTAAATCTTTACAGTTTATTTTATCTAATAGTAATTTAATTGTATTCATATGTTTTGTGTTAAGTTAATAGTTAATTCTCCTTTTTTGTAATACTGATATAATGTAATAATTGTTCTATTGTATTTTTTAGCCAATATGTCCAATGATTTCATCAATCTTATATCTAATTCTTCTTGTATTTTTACTGATAATTTATATATTGTTTCAGATTTGTTTTTTATTTTACCGAACTCTTCGTTTCTGTAAATCCAATTCATATTTTCAAGTTGTGTACCCCATTTTAAATTATCTATATGATTATTTTTTGGATTATCATCTAAATGCATTACTACATTACATTTTTTATTTTTACGTTTAATAAAGGCCATTGCAACTAATCTATGTACATACATCCAATTCATTTTATCATCTTCTTTTAGACATACTTGTAAATGTTGACCACCATTTGTTGCACGAGGTGTTAACCAAGCACCTTTATACAGTGATAATATTCTACCATGATTTGAAATCAAGTAATTTGGGAATTCTTTTAATTTTTTAAATTTTTCCATATTATAATATTTTATTAATGTTGTATAACATTATAACACACAATTTTTATTTTGTCTAGCATTTTTTTCATTTTTTTTGTAATGTACCAAAATAAAGAACAAAATATAATAATATATGAGTAAGAATATAACAGTAGAAATACCAGAAATGATTTCAGTAGGTCAATACCAAAACTTTGGAACACTTGACCATTTAAGCGAAACAAGAAGAGTTATTCGTATTGTATCGGCTATATCAGGATATACAGAAGAAGAAGTAGAGAAATGGTCTTTAACTTCAGTATTTCAGATATACAAAGATATCAATGAAAGAATACAAGATTTAAAACCTTTCTTTTTACCAATCTTTGAGTGGGAAGGAACAACTTGGGGATTTCAACCAATTCACAAGATGTCAGCAGGTGAATTCATTGATATGGAGAGTAGATTAGAAAAAGGAATAGATTCTTTACACGAGCTTCTTGGAATACTTTATAGACCAATTGATAAACATCGTTTTGATGGGTTAGAATGGAAGATAAAGTGGAATACGAAATATGTATTAGGAAAGTCAGAAAATCTCTTTAAATACTACGATTTAGAAGAGTATGATACTGAGAAAAGAGATTGGTATGCAGAAGGATTTAAGAACCTTCCATTACCGATTGCTCTTGGGGCATACAATTTTTTTTTGTTCGTAGGAACGGAACTCTCAAAAGATTTCCAAACCTCTTTCCGCAAATCAGTGCAGAAGATGACGAAGAAGGAGAAGAAAGAACTGTTAACATTGCTGAGCACTATGGATGGTTCTACACCCTCCATCACTTGGCTCAAGAAGGAGGTATCCTTAGATTAACAGGCGATACAAAAGTAACTGATGTTAATATCATTACTTTGTTAAATTGGTTGTCTTTGGAAGATGAGGTGAATAAAGAAAGAGAAAGAGAAGAAAGAAAAAGATTACAACAAATGAGTTGGAGAAAATAAATGATAAATTACCAAGAAATAATAAATTTATTTGAATTAGCAGTAGGAGAGAACGCATTCTATAAAGGATTCGGTCATGGTTCTATTGATAATTTAGATGCAGTAGTTAATAGGGGATATCCTTTATTCTTTATGAGACCACTTTCATCACCTGGTCTTTCAGGCCAAGATGGTAGAGTAAGAACTTTAACTTTTGAGATGTATTCATTAGATGTTCCTAAAATATCAGATGAAGATAGGAGAGTTTCTCTTTCAAATACTGAACAAGGTATATATGATGTATATGGATATATACTTGACGGACCAGCTCAATATGATTTTAGTATGACATTCGGTAATATAGTTCCATTGATTGAAGCATTCGGTGATAAAGCGAGTGGTTGGGTTGCAACTATTAACTTAGAATCAACAGCAAGTGGAATATCTTACTGTAATATACCAACATAAAAAATGGAACAGAAAATATCATTCATATCAGGATTTGCATTAACCTCCTTATGGACAATGCCACTTTACGAAATGGGAATGGCACTTGTACTCGGAATCATTGGTGGTTTCGGTGGGTTAGTTGGAAGATGGATTTTTAAGATTTTAGAAAGTAAATGGAAAAAATAAACAAGGTACTAAAAGACACCGCAAGAGTTTTACAAGAAGCTTTGGTAGATGGAATCTTACAAAAAGATTTACTAAAGACTGGTGAACTCGGCCGTTCTGTAAAAGTAACTTACGATGAACAAAATTCATCGTTTGATATTAGAATGGAAGATTATGGTTTTTACCAAGATAGTGGTGTTAGTGGTATTCGTATTAAACAACCAAGTAATCCAGAATCACTCTTTAATCCTGGTCAATTTCGTTCTAAAGTAATTGGTGGTCCTCTACCTTTTCCTGTTCGTAAATCAATTGCAGAAAAAGGATTTAGACCAAGACCATTCATAGTGCCAGCAGTAGAAAGAACTATTGGTAATTTAGAAGAACCCTTATCTGAGGCTGGATTAGAAGATATAGATAATATGATACTTGATATATTTAAAACCAACGGAGCAAAAGTATAATGGCAGTTTTTATAAATTATGAACCAACACAATACAATGTAGCTAATGCACCAATTCTCTACAATGTAACGAGTTCTCAGTATGCGTTTCCTCAATATCAATATGTGTGTGATATTAGAGATACAGCAGGTCTATTATTGACAAGAATTAAACAATACCCAAACCCAACCTCAACTGCAACTTTTGATATATCAAGAGTAATTGATGATTACCTTGAATGGTCTCCTGATAACTTTATCATAAGTGGTGCATATGGTTTAGATAATACAGATGAGTATAAAGAATTTAAAATATATTTTGGTGATGAATACGGAACATCACTCACATCTAACGTAACACTTTATGATGGAAATGGAGTACCTGGTGACCCCGCAGTTAGTGGTTCTTCATTTCCAATATATGCTTGGCAAGGTACAATTGAGATAAACAATGGAACAAATTGGAATTGGGGTGATACAATAGGAACAGACGTAAATGCAGAGTTTCTAACATCGTTTCCTTTAACAACTAATACATCCAATAAGGATTCATTCAAAAAGGTTGCACAGAGTGATTATGGGATTTTAGGTATTTATGACCCAAAGAGTGAAATCACATCGGGAATGACTTACACTCTTTACAATTCTTCTAATGGAGTTGTAGATACAGTATCGTTGGATTTAACTCAAAGTGGTTCGGTAATGAATTATATTCCAACGGGTCCTCAAAACCTTTTGAGTATGGGAGTATCACAAGGTGATTTAGATTCTACATCTTGGTATAAGATTACATTTGATACAGGCTCTAATTCAGACACTATTGCTTATTTGATAGAGGATAGTTGTAATTACGAAAGAACAAACTTTATGTTTGTTAATAAATTCGGAACTTGGGATAGTTATGGAATTACTTTACCACAAAGAAAGAATACCAATATCTCAAGAAAAGAAATAGACAGACCTTTTATACCTTGGTCTAACCAAACCCCAACTTATAATATAAAAAGTAGAGGGAAGGATTATTATGGTATATCAACAGAAGATAGATATGTAATCTCTACTCAATTCTTAACTGATGGTGAAGCTAATTATCTAACAGAATTATTAGAATCACCAAATGTGTATATTCAGAAAGATGAATTGAAATTGAGTGAGAACATTACAAAGACAGATGGCCCATATTTCTTACCAATAGTGATTACAAACTCATCATATGTTTGGAAAACAAATCCAAAAGGACAAAAGTTATTCCAATTTGATATTGAGTTCCAATTCTCTAATCAAAGATATAGTATATAATGGCAACAATAGTAAGAGCGATATTTGAGGGACAAACCTACGATTTAGATGTAAGAGAAGATATTCCATTGAGAATAGATATGTCTGCTGTAGAGAATACAGAGATAGGTGAGTTCTATGGTATTGGTTCTCAAACATTTGTCTTACCTGGCACTAAAAGAAACAATAGATTCTTTAATCACGCTTATCAAATCGGTGTAAGTGATATACCTGGCTTTTACAACACAGTTGATGCTTATATTATCCAAGATGGAGAAACACTCTTACAAGGTCAATTACAACTTTTAGAAATTATAACGAGTGAAAAAGGAAAATACACCGATTATAAAATCCAAGTATCAGACTCGGTAGTTCAATTTAAGGATAAGATTGCAGGAACTCTTTTAGCAGATTTAGATTGGTCTGCTTATGACCATACTTTGACTAAAGAAAATATTGTATCTTCTTGGACAGATGGAGTTGTTAGTGGTTCTATACTTTATCCAATGGCTGATTATGGTAAAGATGAATATACAAGAGATGTATTTGGTATTCCTAATATAATTTTGCAACCCTCTGGTTCAAATAGAAATGG